TATTTTATTATTTATTGTATTAATAATAACACAAAACGTGCGATAATGCAATAGGTTTTGCTAAATTTGTTCTACTATTTCTACGTCGATAGAAAGGTCTCCCCAACGGTCCTTAACAACTTTAGTAATTCTGTACGACGTTCATCTTTGTATGATAGTTTCAAATTCGCTACCGAATGAATTTTGACCCGATACACCGTTCCAGCTCAACCCGTCTCCGTTACCATAATTTGAAAACGGCTCTGCGTACAATGCTTTCGTTCCTTTCGGAGCATATACATATACCATAGTTCCGTTGAAGCCTGTTCCTCTGGCACTGCCGCAACTCATAAAGGCTTCATCTTTGACTACTTTGTTTAACAGCAGTTTCTTCAACTCTTCTTCCGAAGCGCTTAGCATTTCTTCGCTTATTCCTAAGAACCCAGCCGTACCGCTACTGCTTTCTATGCCTCTTTGTAGCCACATATCCTGCTCTAGCGTACTTGTGTTTATCATTTCTGTTAAGGCTTCTATGTGGTGCTTGTAACCCTCGTTATCAAGGTCTACTTTTCCTACTCCTTTAAAGTTCCACCAACCGCCGTCATAACCTCTAAGCGGTCTATTGAAACCTCCAGAGCCAGCCGTGTACTGCCAAGCACCCTCTTTCTGTGCTTGTGTTGCATTTTTCCAGACTTCGCTGGTCTTCGGTCTTAAAGCTTTGTCAACATCGTTCTTACTGCCAGACCACAGCGCCGCGTCTTTTCTTTCTTGCGTGTATGCCGCGTCTGGGAACAACCCTGTGGTTGTGCCTTTCTTCTTGCTTAGAGCGTTTATCTTATCTGTTAGGTCGTCTATCTCGTCTTTAATCTTGTAGTAATCTTTGCCGTCCTGCTCGAACAGTTCAACCTGTGAGTACAGGTCTAAGAATTTATCGTCTCCAGTTTCATTGTACTTGTTCGAGAAGTATTCTTTCTTCGCCTGTATCGCGCCCGACTTGCTCTTGTAGTCTACAGTTGTAACGTCGTCTTTCCAGATACCGCTATAGGTCTTTATCTTATGCTTTTTAAGCTTCTTTTCAAGGTCTTTCTTCTTGCTATTAAAGGTCTTTTTCTGTTCGTAAGCCTTTATCTTCTCCAGCGTGTCGCTATACTTCTCTTTCATCTTCTCCAGAGATTGTATTTCGTTTGCCAGATTAAGCGCTTCTTCGCCAGCGGTAGACAGTGACCCGTCTTTTTTATACTGCTCGAATTTCTTTATAAACTCTTTCTCACCGCCAAACGTTTTAACCACGTCGTCGTATGCTTTTCCAGCTTTATTTGTTTTGGTGAAGTTGTCATTCTTGTACTTCGCTATCTGTTTGTCCATCTGGCTGATACTCTGTGTAACGAACTTTTCGTTCCAGTTCTTCATCAGCTTGCCTTTGAAGTCTTCTGCTGTAAGGTCTTTCTCTGTTATTACTTCTACCAAGTCGTAACTAAGGTAGCACCTGCAATGAATATCATTAGCCGCGTTACCAGAGTTCCCTGGCTCTTTCGCTTTTACTCCGTGTCCTAAGTCGAACTCTTCGTCTACTGGTATCTGTACCCCGTCCATATTCTTATGGTTCGCTTTGCTGGTCTTTCTGACGCGGCTGTCTTTCATTGTCCGCCACGTTTTCATCATAACCATACCAGAGATACCGTCTTTCAAAGCTTCGTTAACGTCTCTTGCGGCTTCTCCGTGTCCTGCTTCTCTTACTCTATGCGCTTCTGTTCTGGCTATCGTGATAGCTTTTCTGTAGTCCTTGTCTATCGACTCCTTTATTCTCTTAGCCATAGTAGACATTCTGTCGCCGTTAGCAAGTCCTACTCCTATGTTGCGCTTTATATCGTATATGATTTCTTTTCTATGTTTCTCCAGAGTATCGCTTAGCGTCAGACCAGACACGGGGTTTTCTACCGCTTTCTTAATCACCTCTGGACTTACAGCCTGTAAGCCTTGCAGTTCTTCCGAAAGCTTCGCACCACCCTTTGTCTTCTCTACTGCGTTAACCATTCCCTCGTAAGACAGTTTGTACATATCCTCTGACAATGACTTAATCTCTGCCGATACTTCTGGGGTTATGCCGTCTATTCTTTCGTCTATCTCCTGTAAGAACCTAGCGTATTCGCCGTTCCTCTGGAGTATTTCGTATGTCAGTTCGTCATTCTCTGCCAGTTGAGCATATTCTACACCTATAAACTCTCTTAGACTGTTTAATACCTGCTTATAGGTCTGTCTTATGGCTTTCTCTGACTCTACCGTTCTATGTTCTTCAATTTTTCTTGCCTGTTGCAAGACTTTCTCTAGTTCAAACTGCATTATCAACCTCGCACACAGAAAAAGACGCACCGTTTTCGGTACGCCTTTCCCTCAACTTATTAACATCAAAAGGAGCAAAAATACATTGAAACCAAAAGTAATCAAAATGCACAGGTTAGAAAAAATCTATTTCTCCTATATTATAATTCATCTTGTGCTTTTTGTCAACGTTTTTACCCTGCTAAAATTCATTTTGTTTTATTCTTCTGTCGGTTCGTCTTCTGGCTCGTCGTCTGGTTCATCTTCTGGCTTATCCAGCTTATTCTTTATATCGTCCAGCTTACTGTCTATGTCTAGGTCTGGTATGCCGTCCTGCTCTTCTTCTATCAACTGCATTACCTCTTCAACGTCATCTATGAACGATAACTGACCGTATGCCACACGTTTAGGCAGTCCTGCACCTATAAGGGTTGTAACAGACTGCGCTTCGCTTAACAGGTCTAACGGGAAGTTACGCTTGAAGTCCATAGTAACCTGTAACGGGTCAAACGGTATTCTCTTTTTAGCCAGCGAACTAGCAAGGACTTTAAACATATACGTTCCTGCCGACTGCATTTTAGCTTGGAACATACCGCATTTCGTCTCCAGACCTGTAATCTTGAACTTTAAAGCCACTCCCGAAGCTGTACCAAACGCTTGGTCGCCTAGGTTCGGCGTCTTGCTGAACCTGTAGATATTATCCTCCAGCCTGTTTAGATGGTTCTGCACAAACGAGTCGTTAATATTCTTCGTAAGGAAGTATACCTTGCCGTCTGCACCGCCGCTGTAGAACTTAATAGAACCGCTTTTCTGTGCCTTTTCTATCTCTCCGTCGCTTATCTGGACATTCTCATATACCATATACGCATTGGCGAAACTTTCTATCTCGTTTGACGCGTCGCTCAAGGTCCTGTCGTAAGCGTCTATAAGAGCCTGCACTTTCTCCGCGTCTCCTATGAGTTCCTTGTTGTTCGGTATGCCTTGCAACGGGCAATAGTCGAACATATGCGGTCTGGCTGGTCTGCTGGCGTCTAGCGTCATAGAACCTAAAGTGCCGCTGAAATACGTTATATTCCTGTCGTCGTAAAACTCTGCTATATATGACTCCCTATCGTTTACGTCAACCAGCCTGTAAAGCCTAATACCGAACTCTGGCTCTGTTATTTCCGTATCGGACAGTATGATTGTTTCGTATGACGGAACTACCATTACCCTTTCTTCACCGTCTCTGTCTATGTACATCAACCTGCCAGCGTAACCGCATATCGTAGCAAATTTGGTCGTTTCCATATCTATATCATACATATTGTTACGCGTCGTAAAGTCCGTTAATGTTTTGCTGGCTTCGTCTACCATTTCTTCTCCGCCAGTCTCTTCCATAGCGTCCTGCGACCTGCTGTAAGTATAATTAATCGGACTGCCTGCAAAATACCCAACCTTAATGTCTACTATCTCGCCGAAAAAGTCATTATTCACCTTATTATTGATAGCCGTCTTATCTTCCTCGAAACGCGACGTTCTTGTGAAAATAGGCACTGCCCCACCCAACGCAACGTATCTTTCGTATAGCTGTCTGTTGTGGGCGGCGTTCAGTCTGTGCTTTTCCACTATCTTGTTTAGGATTGTTTCCGTGATACCGTTCTCTCTTATCTCTCGTATGTAGTCGGTATAATCTGGGTACATAGCGTCAATGCTTCTGTTCGTCAGTTCGTATGTCATTTTTTCTTCTTCCTCCTTGCAAGAATTTTCTTGTCATAAAAAAAACTGCCGTTAGGCAGTACGGTTAGACCGCACCTACGGCAGACTTTAACGTCGTTTTGCTTTATAAAATCGTGTTTACACATTTTGCTTCTCCTTAGAATAGGCAGGCGTCGATTATCTCTTTACCTCTAAGGGTTTCTATCCACTCTTTCGGGATTGCGTCGTAGCCATACATAATACCAGCAAGACCGCCCGTTACTGCGGCTGTCGTGTCGGTATCGTCACCCAGATTTACAGCTTGTAACACCGCGTCCTTGTAGCCGTTCGTGTTTACCAGACACCATATCGCTGCTGTAAATGTACTCGCTACATAACCAGAACTGTGTATATCGTGCATATGTATTTCTTTCAGCACCTCGTTACATACTCCTGCTCCGTTGATAATTCGCCTTGCAATCTCTATATACTCTCGACATATTTCAATAGGCTTGTCGTGGGCGTGTGTTATCGCCGACACTTCTTTGATGTACTTTTCTCCATTTTCTACGAACGCTAACGGCAGTATTCGCATTAACGAGCCGTTACCTTGCGAATGTTCACCGTCTAACCCCTCTCCTGTTTCTATCGCCATAGCCGTGGTATTTCCTACGTCAAACACTTTGCCGTCAATTGCATATCTGCCACGATACAGCCAGTCTTTAAATTTCAGCCTTATATTCTCTACGCTTACTCCGCCAAGCTGTTTTATCGAGTGACACGTTGCAAGCGTCATACTTGTATCGTCAGACCAAGTCCCTGCTGGCTGGTTATGCGTTCCATAGCCTACCATTCCCGTACACTCAAAACTTCCTCTTCTTTTGAACTCATACGGGACACCTAACGCGTCCCCTACTGCAAGTCCGTATATTGCACTTCTTAACACTTCGTTCATACTCTGCACCTCCTGTTGAAAAAGCCGCCCGTAAAGGCGGCTCGCATTAAAACTTTATTTCTTCTTTCGCGTTTTCTTCCAACGCTTCTCTCAATTCTTCGCCTATCCTTGTATTGGCACTTGCTAGTAGGTCGAACTCGCCCTCTTCGCTGGTGTTTAGTAACGGGTCGAACTTGTCTAGCACAGTCCTCACAACCGCGCCTTTAACCGCTTTTGCTTCGTCTAACGTAAGACTTACACAAATCCTATCTTTCATTAAAAACCTCCTTTCACTGCCAAAACATAGCCGTCATTCATAACTGTGAACTCGTAGCCTTTCTTAGCCATTTTCTCTACCTGTTTGAGCGTCACGCTCTCCATTTTTAGCATATACACTCTCTTTAACATACAAAACACTTCTCCTTTCGTTACTTGCGTCTCTTGTTTAATTCCGCTATTCTAGCTGGAACAACAACTGTCATATTGCACCTGTTACAACATTCTCCCTTGTCTTTTACTGGTGCTGGATTGTTGCCC